GAGTTCAGAAACAATGTTATCAATCGTTTTAGGAGCAGTTGCGAACGAATAGCGATTACTGCCGAAACTGCATTTGATTAAGTAAAGATATCGTGCTGCCCTTTGCAGGTCAGTAAGCTCAACCTGATTCTCAATCTCATAGCGATACTGTGAAAACAACTCTCGTGACTGTATCCAATCAATCTCCTTTTGTAGAGCAGAACAATTGTATTTTATCTGCTTATAAAGGTTAATCAGGTCGCCGTCAATGTCATTGAATATCTCCATTTGACCTTTAATTTTATCCTTACCAAATAAGACCCAGCCTGCACCGCCACACACCTCTATGTATCGCTCGCAATCACCGGGAATAAGTGAAATAATCTGATTTTTAAGGTGGCTTTTGCCACCAATCCAGCCGATAAAGCTACGCATTTTTACCTCCATAATAACTTTTTAGGGGCGTTATTATGGATATGTAAGATTAACCTAACGCTTTCTTTGCATTTGCAATTTTTTTGTCTTTAGACCAATTGCAATCATTTATGAGATGATAAATTGCATTGATTGTCTTTTCTCCGACAATGCCGTCAACTGTAATTTTAGCTGCTTTCTGTGCTTCTTTGACGGCTTTAAGCGTGCCATTGCCAAAACCAGCCGAATTGTCAACTTTAGTCTTGATAATTTTCATGTTGTATAATGTAATCAGCTGCTTTTTAAAAGCAAGCGTTGCAAGATTTTTTGATCCCATTTTAATCATTTCTTCTTCCCCCTGATTTGAGTTATTTGCAGAAACATAATCCGGTCTGCATACATAGCTGATACAGCTTGACCATCTTTTTTGACGGAGCACAGCACCGTTGCCACCGCCTGTGTTACCTTCAATAGTTGTGTAAGAGCCATCCGAATTAACACTCTCAATAATGCCTACATGGTCAACGGCATACGCACCGGGGACAATTGTGCTTGCCTCATTGCTCCAGTGAAAAAGAACAATATCGCCAGCTTTATAGCCGCTCCGTACGATTTTACCTTTGTTATAAAAAGTCTGTGCAAGAACACCACAACCGGCAGTTTTAACGCCGAGCATATCATCTGCATTTGCCTGCTTAAATACCCACCAAACAAAGGCTGCACACCATTCATAGCAACTGCCCGATACTTCCGCTCCGTAGAACGCTGTATTATATTTACAGCGTTTTACATTTGTTGCCTTTGTGCCAACTTCGGCACGGGCAATTTTAAGAATTTTATCTACCGTTGTTTTACTCATTTTATCCTCCTGTTTTCAATAATATAACACCTGAAAGAAAAATACCTATACATATAATCCATATCATAGGCACTTAACAATCATTACGGTTGGCATCAACCATGCCTTCGCCGATGATATATGCAATCATCGTACCTGCGGACATAATAATTGATATAACCTGTGCAGTTTCGGTTTCTGTTACTCCAAATCCCATAAGGAGTGCTGTAACAAAACTGATTACCGCTGCCCAAAATTTCCTGCTTGTTAATTTCTGTTTCCAGTTGATTTTCTTCATTATGTTTCCTCGCTTTCTTCTATCATCGGATCATCTACAGTAGGGATTTCGCCCCACACCGCCATAACGGCGTTGTAGTATTCGTCAGACAAAGACTCTTTTATGAGTGTTCTGCCTGACGGACTGTTTGCGTATGTATTACGAATATTTGTACCATAAAACCGCTGTCCCATAAATTCTACATACGGCTTTTTTAGTACAGATACACTGTCCTGAGAGAGATTCTCAAGTGCAATTTCAAAAAGCTGATTCATGTTGCCTCCTTATACCTTGTAAATTAATGAAAAGTTCACCTGCTCATCAGCAACGAAATTATAAGACTGCTTGTTGAGTGGCATAAACTGTAACCAAGCTGATTTGGTTACACCGGCTCTAAACATACCACCGTTTTTGCTTACTCCGATATCATATGCAATCACATCCGATTTGTTTGAGAAAGGCATATTGAGCAAAGATATTGAAGATGTTCCGCCTAAAGATGTTTCGTTCATAATGACGGTGACATTTACAATAACGATATCGCCAATTTTTTCATAAAGGCAAGTTGCCGATTTTATTTTATCAATCAGAGTAGAGTACGGAGTAAGAGTAGCTGTACCATATTCAAGGTTTGAACTATCCGCTTTTGCATTAAGCAGATTATTAACATCATCAGATGAGTAACTATTTGAGATATCCCAATAGTACTCCTCAAGGTATTTGATTGAAGGATAGTTGTTGGTATCATTAGTAACACCCAAACGACTGTTTACCTTGTTTGCAAGAACCTCTTTTTGAGCAAGAGCATTGTCGGTTGTGGTTGCATCTGCTTTGTTACGCAGGTTTTGCTCTGCACTCTGCAATCTACTGTCAATTCTGCTTATAATCGGTGTCAATGCCTTGTTTTGGAGTGGATTAACGCTTGTCGCCGATAACTCTGTGTCGGTTAATATTGCTCCGCTCTCGGTCAAAGCGAGAACACGGGACAGAATATCCAACAACTCGGGATAGTAGTCGGAGGTAGTGATGTCACCGTCATAATCGCTGTAGGTGTTAATTACAAACGGCTGTGTAGAGTAGGTACGAGTTCCGTCTGTAAGCACAATTTTAGCTATAGTCCTGCCGGCAGATGAAAGCATAGCTTTATCCGTGGTGACAGTAACAATATTTTTTGCTACTGTAGCATTTACAGCAAAATAGTTATTATTGTTTTTTCCCTTACATACAGCTGTTGCACCGGTTGCATCGTAAGCCTCGCCGTCAGCGGTAAGGGTAATCTGTATCTTTCTGCCGATATCAAACTGTCCTGCGGATATAACAACAGGTGTAGCCTGACAATTTAAATCAAGCGTAATTTTAGCAACATATTCATTCATCGGCGTGCTCCTTTTCCGTTGTTGTAGCTTCGCCTGTGAGTTCTGCGATTACCTGTGATTTAATATCCACAAGCACTGATGACATTATGCCGTCAATAAGGCTTGCCGGGAAGCCGTATTTACTTACAATTGCATTAACAGCGGCAATAAGTTCCGAACGAGCTGATTGTAATGCCAGTGAACTAAGTTTCGTCTGCATTTTTATCCTCCTTTGAGTGAATTTCTTCAGACCGTTCTGCCGGTCTTGATTTATCCGTTTCGGCAATTTCCTTCGTATTGATTATGTAATCCATTTTAATTACCTCCTAAGCAGTTAACGATTGAAGAATGCCATTTTTGAAGGTCATTTTAAACTCTTTCCAAGTTGCTGCTGTACCATTGCTGTTAAATGATGTTACATAATAACCCGAAAAAGTGTCTGTAATAGAGCCGCCTTTAAAGCCCCAATCGCTAAGCATGGCATTGTGTAAATAATGATTCCGCAAGTTAAGGTCACAACCTGTGTGTAACTGATTGGCTTCGAGCGAACCGATTTTTTGAGCAGCATATGTAAAAATAAGAGTGTATGAAGAATCAGTTGATTTCATACGATAACACCAATCCATAAATGCCGAACCGTTTTCAAGGTTAAACGAAAGGTCACGCTTTGAAGTATCAGAAGCATAACAACCGGTACCTATGTAACCTACCTTAGTGCCTTTGTAGTAAAATTCTTGACCTGCTGAATTTAGCGACATTAGCTTTTTGCCGTTATTATCAAAAATATCATGTCCTGTTGATGACAAACTCATCAGCTTTGTATTTTGAGAGTTATATATATTTAGTTGTGCGTTTTCAAACTGTATGCGTTCAGAGATATTATTCCACGCTATTCGCACATCACTTGCAGACTGTTGAAGTAGAGTGCTCCAACGGTCTGAACCGACAACCTTGTTAACTTCAAAAAATAATCCCTCAGAGGTTTGCGTGATGACTGAGCTATTGAGCGAACTTGCCCACGAATCGGATACATGGAGAACGGTCGTGTCTAAATCCTGCTTAATTTCGTTTACTTTATTATGGTCGTGCAAAGTTTGTGCATCAAGAGCAGTAACCTTGTTTTGCAAGGTCTGCAATTTCCCTGTTATTTTGGCTGGCACGGTTGAAAGGGTGACCGTGTTGAGCGTTGCATCGGCAGGATACTCTTTAATCTCAACTATACGGTAGTTAATCCTTGTCTTGCGTTTACGGTCAATCAGAGTAACCACATCATACAAATCAAAAGCAAGCACATCACCGTATGTGTCGGGCAATGTTTTTGCAAGGTCAATAACCTTAGCTGTGTAGGATTGCTCCGGCACAGCAAGCACGGCAAGTTTTGCTTTTGCATCGTCAAGCAAAGTTTGCTTGTTTGTATAGCGTTCGTCTCGCCATATAGCTGATATGACCTTGTCGGTATAGCTATGATTTTCAATGTAATTTTTGCCATTGTTTAGGCTGGCTATACTTAAATTATCTTTACCGTATGGATAAAGTCTTGTAACCAAACTTGTGGTACTGCCTTTGTAAGTCATATCGCTCAAATTAAGCTCATCGGTAAAGTAAGTGCCTGTCGGCTCGGTGTTGTTGTACGGCTTGATGCAGTAAATAACCTTGTTAATTGTGTCAAAACGATAGCGAGTGTTATACGCCGTCGAGTTTTGGCAATAATCGAGGATGTCAAGCGTGGTTACATCAGTCAGCTCAAGGGTGCGGCGAGCGGCTACGAGGTCGGCATCAACAACAGTCCAACCTGTGCCTTTTAAAATCTCCGAGCATACGCTTGAAAAGCTAACGGTGCTCTTATTATAGGTCGGATAAACATTATAGTTGAGTCCCGTGAGGTCAAGCTCACAAGTAATGGTGCTTACCGTTTTACGCTCATTGATGCCGTTTATAAGGTAGCGCTGCCCGTCATACTCAACTGTGCCGTATAAAACAAAATATTTATACAATTCGTGGTCGGGGGAAATGTCAAATTGCAACGACATCAAACCGTCTTCCGAACGAGTACGGAAAAAGGTGCTGTCAATGTCACGATAAACCTTTATGTCATCACCGTAAAATAACTTTAAAAACATCTTAAACACCTCCTAAACTAAATGTAAATCGGCGTATAGGACACTGAAATTTCAACATCTGACTCCGTTGAAGAAATAATATTTTTTCCCGGTTTCAGCACGGGGAAGTCAATCAAGTCAGAATCATTAAACTTATTTTTACCGTCCGCCGTTATAAGCCCTGCTACGCTGTCAATTACAACCGTCATACCTGATGTGACAGATTTAATTGTTACATCTGCCAATTTAACTTTGTTTTTAGTGTTTGCTATGCTGTTGTATTTGGCGGTAATAACAGGCAAGGTAGGTGTATTAGATTCGCAGATAATGTATCCATTTGGTTTTACGCTTTGAGTTATTACAGCTTTATGTCTTACAGCATCAAATGTATATGTAACATCATGCTCACCACTGCTATCAAAAGTTGCGGCGGCAATGCTGTTGACAATTGCCGTATAAATAAATCCGTCAGGGAGAGAAATTTCAACTACCTTGCCTACCAACAATCCCTCAAATGCGGTTATATTTTCGGTTGCTATTGCAAGGCGGTCGGAAACTGTCAAACCTTTTGCATAGTCACCAAGATAGTGAGGGTAAAAAGTCAAAGTTAAAGTCAAAGTTCTTGTGCCGGGAACGGAAGAAAACAGTAACGGAGCTGTTAAGATACTGCGAGAGGCAGATAAATTGTTGGTAACGGTTGTACCGCTGACCGAATAGCTTTGTAAACGGGCATTGTATGCAGAAATATCAACGCCGTTTATTGTCATTTCGTTAAGCATTTTATCTGTCCTCCCATGCAAGTTCTTCAGAAACATACGGCGTGAGTGCCACAGCTGTTTCTCGACCGTCAATATTAATTGAGGTGTGAATATCGCCTTTAAGGCTGTACTTACGCTCGTTATCCTCGCTCATCAGCTCGACATTGTGGTTGACATCAGCCGTGAATTTGGATCTGAGCATAGCCTGTCCTGCATTAACAGCTGACCTCATCTTAGACACAAGACCGTCAGCTGAAACACCAGCCTGCATACGCTCGGTAAAGGTAGAAGCAACATCATCAGCCTGCTTATACAGATTCGGAGCTTCGTCATCAAGTCCATTCTCACCGCCTTCGAGGGTGTAGGCAAAGATTTTTTTGAATACTTTTGACGGAGAGTGTTCGTCCAACATCCTGCGAACGGTGTTTATAAATCCCCCTGTGATTTCAACCGCCTTGAGATACAAGCTGTTCTTTTTTTCATCAAGTCCTTTAATTGCTCCTTCCATAGACTGAGAATAACTTTCCTTAGTATCCTTTGGCATATTTTTCATTGGTGTAAAGAAAGCATCAACAATTTCTTTGGAGTGTTCACCCGTTTTACCGGTATAGGTTTCATACAAACTTTCCAGTCCTAAAAATCCAGCCAGCTGCTTTTGATAATTATCATCATTCAGGATTTTGGTTTGTTGATTCCTTATTTCGCCTTGCTTTTTGGTGTGCCGAGTATTTTCATCAGTTATCGCTCGGTCTCTTGAATCAAGATATGTTTTATATTTTTGAGCCGCAATTCTATTGTCCTTTTCTTCGGCGAGAAAATCATTTAAATCCCGGTTGTATTCGGCATCAATACTTTCAAGGTTATTTTTATGTGTTGTATTTTCGTCAGCTTCATCTTGATTTAATTTTTTCAAATCTTTGGTTGAATTCTGTAATACATTTGCTCGGTTATAGTAGCCCTTCTGAAGAATACTAATGGTATCACCGCAAACCTTATTAGCTTCATCGACAGCGGCTTTGTAATCCTTGTTGGCTTGTTCTCTTTGCTTGTTGTACCACTCTTCGGTGTATTGTTTATCAGTGCCGATAAGTGCTCGTTTCTCGGCAAGCCAATTTGTCCTTTGTTCTTCGGCAGCTTTTATTGTATTATCCCTTGTTTGTTGAGCCGTAGCAGAATACTCTTGCGAATATTGTTCATACTCTTCAAGGCTCATATCGTGGTCAGCAACTAAATCCTTTGCCATATCTTTGGTTACATTTTGATACTGCTGTTGAACTTCTAATTGTTGATCCGCTAATTCTTTTTGCTTAGCAAAAAGATCGTCAAGTCTTTGAATTTCTTCATCGGTAAGTTCTGTACGCTTTTCTTTGGCAGTTCGTGCGATTTCCGTAATTTCTGTCTGCACGCTGTCCATTTTATCAGCAAGCTCTTGCTGTTTATCCTTTGACAAGATAATCGAATCGTTAAACCCATCAAGCACACCACTTGAACTGTTGACTCCGTCCATAAACTCACTAATCTTATCACCGATACCCTCATATGTTTCCGAGAGATTGTCATTTGCAGTTTTTAGCGATTCTTCAGCAGTTACAAGGTCATTTGTGCTTTGCGTTGCATCACCGTTGGCGGCAGAAAATGCAACAATACCGGCTGTCAGTGCTGTTATGCCCGTTAAGATAAGCACAGCAGGATTGAGTGACATTGCCAAGTTCCAAGCATACTGAGCGGCTGTTGCAAGCGTAATTTCGCCTGTTAACGCACCAACAGCAATTTGTTTAAGGGTAATCGTGCCGAGTGATGCCGCCTCTGCAAGGCTTTCTGCCGTGACTGATGCGGCGTGCTCTTTCATAAGAGCTGTGATAGACGAGATGATTTCCCAAGCCTTCCACGCTGTTACTGCCGTTGCTACTATCGGCAACAATATGTTAAGATTGTCGGCTATCAAATCAACAGCTTTCGCAAGCGGTGGTATAACAACCTTTGCAATGTTAGTGATTGTTTTGCCAAGGTTAATCAATATGGTTTTGACGGTATTTATAGCCTTTTTAAGTCCGCCGTCCTCAAAGGACTTTTTAATAGTGTTGATAGCTTCCTTGACAGGTGCTTGCAACTCCTTGGGCAGGAGCTTAACTAAGTTTTTTGTTAAGGCATTTACAATACTTTTCGCCGCCGAAAGCAAATCGGGAGCACGGTCACTTATGCCTTTAACTAATGTTTTAACAATGTTTATAGCCGCCTTAACGAGTTTATCGGAGTTGTTTGCAATACCGTTGACAAACGCCTGTAAAAAGGACATAGCGGCATCAATCATCTTCGGAGCGGCTTCAACTGCTTTTGTTGCAAGCTCACCGAAAATAGAGCCTGCCTCTTCAATCATCTCTGATAATCCGCCTTCGGTAAATGCCTCGGTAAGTCTGCTTACATAGTTCTGAGCCTCTTTTGCGGCATCAGTAAGCGGCTCGGACATACTCTCGTAGATTTCGATGCCCAAGCCTTCAAGCCCTGATTTAAGAATCGTAATCTGTCCCTGCAGATTGTTCTGCATCGTATCAGCCATTTTTTGAGCTGAGCCGTCTGCATTATCAATGTTTTTAACAAGTGTATTAAAATCCTTATCACTTGCATTAACAATGGCAAGCATACCCGACATAGCCTCTTTACCAAAGAGCGTACTTGCGGCGGCTGTCTGCTCTGTTTCGGACAAACCGCTGAACTTTGTCCTTAACTCTTTGATAACATCAATGAGCGGTAATGCTTTGCCGTTGGCATCGGTCATGCTGATTTTGTATTTATCCATGACCTCTTTCATTTCCTTCGTTGGGGAAGCGAGGTTGGATAATGCAGTTTTAAGGCTCGTGCCTGCCATGCTGCCTTTAACACTGGCATTAGCCATAAGACCGAGAGCAACAGATACATCTTCAACACTATAATTCATAGCACCTGCAAGAGGTGCTACATATTTAAAACTCTCACCGAGCATTGACACATTAGTATTTGCAGAACTTGATGCTTTAGCAAGCACATCGGCAAAATGGGTGCTGTCAGATGCCTTTAAGCCAAATGCAGTAATTGCATCGGTAACAATATCTGATGTTGTCGCAAGATCAAGACCGTCTGCGGCGGCAAGTGACATAATACCGTCAATACCATTGAGCATTGATGTTGTGTTCCAGCCTGCCATAGCCATATATTGTAAAGCCTCAGCAGATTCGGAGGCTGAGAACTTTGTCTTAGCACCCATCTCTTTAGCCTTATCAGTAAGGCTCTGCAAGTCTTTACCGCTTGCACCGCTGATAGCCGAAACCTTAGACATTGCCGCCTCAAAAGACGAGCCGACTGTTGCCGCTGCTGTTGCTCCTGCTCCGAGGGTTGTAGCTATACCGGCAAGCGTTGTTGTTATTGCAGACACACCTGTTTTGGCAAGTCCTTTTAATTTATCAATGCCCGTTTTAAAACCACCGGTATCAATTTTGGTGTCAATTTTAATTGAACCGTCATACGCCAATATCCCACATCCTTTACTGTGAGGTCATCGGCATCCAATGGCTCTACTTGACCTGATTATTTTTTATCGCTTAAAACGATTTCAAATTTCTTTTTACAATTTCGCCCTTTGCAAAATATAAAAATGCCCCTACACCTTGACGATTTGTCAAAGTATATGGGCATTTCGTAACCGCAAAAAGGGCATTTAATTTTTTGTTTGTTTTTCAATTTATCACCTACGATAAATCATATTGATTTTTACTTGTTAATTCAGCATCGTCAAAATTCATCTTCAAAACATCTTTATAGGATTTTTTGGTGAAAACAAATTCTGCATATCCGCCATTTTCACCATTAAATTTGTATGTATGTGTAAATTCAATATAATCATCAAATTCTTCTTCTGTTTCTGCCACCTTTGTGCCTTCGCCTCCGACAATGTCAACAACATCGGAATAGGTTTGTCCTGTATGAATTTCGTCAAACTCAGCCTTGCTTATGCCTGACGGGTCACTTCCACAGGCTGTGCAAGTCAATGCCAACAATGCAATAGTCATAAAGGATAAAATCTTTTTCACAGTTGTACCACCTCAATAAATTTTATGTACACATTATACAAAATCTATATAAGTTCGTCAACTGATTTTCCTGATAACAAAGCCTCTTCAATCACATTATACTTTTCCTGCACCGACTGCGGCAGAGGCAGGGCATAGAGTTTTTTCATTCGCTGATAAAAATTGCGGTCTGCCGTTGACATTTTAGAGGTAATCGGCATACTGCGATAACCTAAAATTTTTGTAAACATACAATCGGCACGCAATGACATAAACAATGCACGAAACTTCCACCAATGCAAATTTGCATCGTTGAGGTCAATGCCGTACTGCTCTAAAAATGCCGCATAGATATAGCCATCATCAAAATCGTAATCAAATACAGCTTTATCATTACCACCGCCTGAATGCTTTTCGGGTGGTTTTCCACAGCGATAAAAGTTTAAAATAGCCTCGACTGTTTCTTCGTTCATCGGGCAAGGTGTTCTGAATACAAGCTTCTGAATTTCTGCGAGTACTTCGGCTGAAATTGTATCGTCAATCTGCTCGGTGAGGATAAGCTCAAACTTAATCCATACCCTAAAATCAGTATTTATTTTATATTCCACACCCGACACGGTTATTGTATCGGGTGTTTTGTCACAAAGCAGATTCATTACTTTGTCGCCGGTTTAAGTGTCTTTTTGTAATGATTGTACTGCTTATGCCTTTTGCCCCTGTGGTTGTTGTTCATTGCAATTGCTCTGCTTTTATACCTACTACCGAGCTTTGAGCTGAGAGCATTAACAGCCTTGATGACATCCTCATAAGCATTAAGGCAAGTTGTCAGATTTACTGATTCGCCAAATACCTTTTTAGCTGTGCTGTCACCGAAAACTTCATCAAAAAAGTTGAAAACAGCAGTACACTGAGCACGGATAAGCTCTGACTGGCGTTTGCCTTCGGGATGTAAATCGTCCATTGCTTTTGCGACATTATCGTGAGCGTGCTCGTAACGCTCCATAGCAAGCGCATCGGCAACATCAATGTCAGGTAAATTTACACCGTTAATAACCATATTTTATACCTCCGAAGTTTTTGCTGTAAATGTCTTTGTGGCTGTGTCAAAAGTACCCTCGACAGGATCTCCTTTTGCAAGGAAATTGCCACTGCAGCCCATTTCGCCGTCATCATTCGTAAAACTTGCCACCTCGACTGCAACACGGATTTTGCGTGCATGATATGCGGTCTTGTTACTGCCGCCTTCAACAGGCTGGTCAAGGTCAACGATAACATAATCTGTTTCGGCGTCTGCTCCCACAAGCTGTTTTTCGCCGATATTGATGATGTAATTGATAGCATCCTGCTCTCTGATCTGGTCAACCTCAAATGCCGTCGTCCAATCATAGCCGCTGATTGATTTTGTTGCAGATTTGTCGCAGACATACTTACGGCTCTTAGTCTGAGCCGCAGGTGACTCATCAAGAGTTTTTGCACCTACACCGAGGAGCGAAAAATTCGGCGACTTGTTTGTGCCGCCGCAGTCAAGGTAGTTTGCCTGCATTCTTCTCTGTCTGATTACTTCGCTCATTATTTTTTACCTCCAATTGTTTTTGTGTATTTAAGCTGGCACTGTATCTGATACCGTGCCGATTTTGTATCGTTGTCAATCGCATAACCCGATGATAACACTTTTACGGATAACGGTGTTAAACCTTCGGGCAGTTTTGGCAGTCTGCCGTTCAAGTTCTGCTCAGCAATCCATTCCTGCAATCTTTCATAAAATTCAAGATTTGCCATATTGATTGATTCATCAGGACTGTAATTTTCACGGCTTGCGAAGATAAAGAGGTACTGACATTTAGACGAGCCGTCAACATACTGCTCTAACACAGTTTTGCACGGCACAACCTCAATGCTGTACTGTTCGGGGTCTTCGCCGAGATAGTCAACATTAAGGTCATTATCAACCTCTAATACATCGCAATCGGCAAACCACCTAAACAATGATTTAATTATTGATTCGTCCATTATTTGCCTCCGCTTTTTTCTTTGGCGGTTTTGATGATGTCATCAAGGTGGTCTGCTTTCATTCGTTCAAACCAAAACTTGCCCCTTAGACCACCGCTTGCAGTGCCTTGTTTACCTTTGCCTGCATTTAGGTAGTAATTGGTATGTGCATATACAATATCGTACATTACCTCACCACTACCTATCTTTGTGCCACGGATACCGCTCTTGATAAGATTGCCGGTTTTAAAAGGTACATATGGAGTAGAACGGCGAAGGACTTCGCTGTCCACAATTTTTTGAACCTTGCCATTTGGCTCAAGACCACGGTCTTTAAGCATAGTTTCGGTAGTATTAAAAAGCAGTTTAATAATCATTTAACCACCAATTTAATGTGTTTTGAAAAGGCACTTGCCGACAGATTTTCGGTGACCTGCGTAATCTGCTGACCGCCTGCGTCAAGGATATCCTTAACAGTAATTACATCAAGGTCAACCAAGCCTTTTACAACATAATCTCCCTTTTTTAGGGAGTAGCAATTGTCACTTTCATCAAGCGGTAAAGACTTGTATGTTGACGGGTCAACATAGTGAGTAGTCTGCAAAACGCTGTCGGGGATACGGATAACATACTCATCAGATGCAGACACATTTTTGTCAGCAACAATAATTTGATCCCTACCGTGGTAATTAACTCCGTCCAAAACAGTTGCAAACCAAAAGGTTTCACGACCCTGCTTTTTAGAGCAAAACACGGTAATGCGTGTGTTGTTTGTGAGCATTATCTCACCCCCTGATATAAAAGACCTGTACCGCTTAACTCCTGCTTAATAGCCTTGTACATTGCTCTTTTTTCACGCTCTGCAAGCTCATCGGCGTTGTAGTCTTTGTATGTAACGCTGTAACCGTCCGTTGATTCGGACTTGATGCCTTGAGGGATATTTGCCACACCTTCACGGATTTCGGCAACCGCCTCAGCGGCGGCACAAACAGCGTTTTTCACAGGCTCGGTCACTTCGGAAATTTTTCCCATAACGACATAATTAAGAAAGCGTTCCGCCTTGCGTGCATAGCGGTTAAATTCTTCGGCGGTTAAAGCACCGCCGAAAGAATCCTTGTAATAAGCATAATCCGCATACATTTTTAAGATACCTTAATGTTACGGAAAACACCGCACTTTGTTGTGTTTTTGAGAGCAACAGCGGCAATCATTTCAACCTCAGCCTTTTTAACCGCACCGGGGGCAGTAAGGTCAGGCATATATGTTTTGATGATTGACGAACCGCTGAGGGAAACACCGTGAAAAGCGTCAAGACCAAGCTGTACGGCATAAAGGTCGGTAAGACCTGTCACCTTTGAGCTTGATGCACCTGTTTCGTAAATCGGCACACAAGGTGCTGTTTTAGATCCGTCAAAGTAGTTGCCCATATCGTAAAAAATAATATTGTCATAACCCTGAGCAGTTTTACCGAAAGCATCCTCGGCTCTTGTGAGATAGCCTGCACGCTGAGCTACGCTCTTGAGTTTGGCAATCAGCTTGCTGTTGCCGAGAAGAAATGTAGGCTTGCCGTCAATGCCGCCGATAAACTCATTAAGCATGTCAATCATTGTCTGATAATTGCTTGTAAGATTTGCAGTTGTCGAAAGATCAACTACCGTCTTATCAGATCCTGCATTGTACTCAGTGCCTGTGCCCTTGAGGAGAGTTGTAAGACCGTCAAAATCAACCGCCTTGTCAGTTTTTGAACCGTTGATACAGCAGTTCTGAAAATGGTTCTTCGTGGCAATTGTCATCTGTTCAAGCTGGAACGCAATCTCGTTTGTGGTTGCCTCCTGCACAACACGGTCAACTTCGCTTGCTCCGCCGAAGATTTTAAGGTCAACGCTCTTTTTGATTCTCTTGGCTTCATTCGCTGTGTACTCGCTGTTAATTGCTCTGCCTGCCGCTGTTGACGGTGTCTGCAACTGTAAATAACCGTATGTCATGGTTGAGCCACCGACACCCGGTGAAACGCAATCATCAAAAGTAAGCTCATCCATAAACTGTGAGCCACGGCGGAGAGTATCAATAACCTCCTGTGTCACCTTGTCGGCTCTGCCGACGCTTGCTTCTGCTAATGTAATAGGCATTTTGTGTCCTCCTTATTTCTTGTAATAGTCTTCAACGGCAGACTTGAGGTTTGAGCCGGACTTTGCTTTCGCACCGCCCGTGGGTCCGCCGAGGTCAAGTTTCTTTTTGGGTTCTTCCTCTGACTTAAAGAGGAAAGGTTTTGACTGTTTCAGCTCTGCAAGCTGTTCGTCAAGTCCCGTGATACTGCCGTCCTCAGCCTGAAAAACTTTTGACATATCAATGTTAGCCTTGACAGACACAAGGTCAGCCGCACCTGCGTTGTTGATTGCAGATTCAACCGCCTGCTCAAACTTGTAATCGTTGAGCTTTTTGTCACCCTCAGCCTGTGCCTGCTTAACCTTATCCTGCCAGTCGGGGTCATAACCCTCAAGATTTGCGTTTGCACTTGCAAGCTGATTTGATACATCATCGTACTTGTCCTTTTCGACATACTGACCGCCTGCAAGGTTGCCGAGCTTAACATCTGCCGCATTGTTTACCTTTTCGGCAAACTGTTCAAATGTCAATGCTTCGCCGCCAAACAGGGCTTTTAAAATTTCCATTAAGTCCATTTGTTTGCTCCTTTCGATTTTTTAGCAAATGTGTGCTCAATAAAATTTGAGCAATATTAAAAGCCCCCGAAATTCGGGAGCTTATAACCATAATCTGTAATTTTCGGGGTAAAAGTAAAAGGGATGTTTCAAACACCCCTTTAATACCCGTTTAAATTCGTTTAATTCTGTTTTAATCAAATCAACTATGTAACTTTACCTTTTAGCAACAAAAGCTGATACAAGGCAAATAAAACTATTTTTCTTCAAAACCTATGTTGTTATTACACTCTTTCATTTCTTTGGCTTTACCAAATTTAAAGTCTAACGGAATTCCGTCAGGAAAAGCATCGCAACAAGGTCTCCAGCCGTCTAACAATTCATCTCTTTGATGTTTGCATTCACAACAATCTGAAATGTAAATCATTAGTATTTCCTCCCAATATATTTTTCATAGAATTGCATCCATTCTTTTGATACTTTAACACCACGTTTTCTTAGAACTTCTAATTCCGCAAGTGCTTCCGCACCATCATCATAAGCAATAATACTGATACCTTCTATGTGAATTTTTGACAGTTCATCATATAGTTTTTTGACATCTTCGGATCTCATTCCGAAAATTGTCTTTGCGTGTCCACTTTCATGCCACACAGCTTCTTCTAATGTGTTTGCTATAGATAGTTTTGAATTTGCAAATATTTGATTGATTTTATCAAGAGTTTTTCCAGGAAGTATATCTGTGTTTAAAGACAATTGTAACAATCCGTTTGATAAAGGTTCAATTTGTAAAACAGGAGTTCCTTTATCATTTTTGGGTAAACTTTTTGCAACAATTTCACTAATGATGAATCCACCCTCAGATTCACATTTTGACATGGTGTCAATTATAACCTTACTCACTTCAGCGTTAAAATTTTTTCCGTATGTAACGACTTCAAAATCATCAATATCTATGCTTTTAATTATACTCTTTTCAGCGGATTTTGCAACAGTTTTCTTCTTTCTCCACACCGCTTTTTGAGCCGTACTTCTGCCAAATCCGTAAGCCTGAGAGCGTGAATTATCTTTGAGTAATCCCGTCTTATTACAAAAGCTATTCAGTTCTGACTCCTGCCGTTTCAGCTTAACGGAATAATGACTGAAATTTTTTTCTAACTTTTGTAACAGCTCTTCATCGGAAAGGTTATTCAAAGCCTCATCACAAGCGGCAAGTGTTCTTTTGGTTGCCCTGATTTTGCGTTCAAAAGCTCTTTGCTGTTGTTCTGCCTCGTAAAGCGTGTGCATTGAGCCGTCGGGATATTCAATGTTTTTAGCATTCAGTTCTTCGAGGTCTTTTGCCGAGTACATTCGACTACTACCCTCAAAGTACGGATACCAATCGTGTCGACAGTTCCAGCCTTTAAATCCGTCACCTGTGCCGTAACCAATATCGGACAAGGACAAGTAACCTCTTTGACCACTCAGGCTTACAATCTGTCCCTGCCAAGCGGCGTGGCTCGGTCTTGCTCCTGCGTGAGCGGTAATTTCCATAAGGTCACAGCCAAGCTCCTGTGCGTTTGCAAGGCATATCTGACCTGCGGTCTGTCCTATGCCTGTCATAACATTGCGGCGAACCGCAACATCAAGCCTGTCACGGTGTCCCGAGGGGTAGATTACAAACGCTCCGTCTTGAGCAACCTGTCTGATTGCGTCGGCAATTGCCTGTTGCGGAGTAAACGCACCGCTTGACGCTTTTAATTCGGCAAGACTGCAAGCATTGATAAAGCTCGTTTGCGATGACACAGCTGTGGTCAGAGTAAGATTGCTAAGATTGCCCTGCGTTTTCTTAAAGCCTGCCTCAAGTAACTGCATTTGCACATCGGACACCTTGAGTGACTTTGGATTTAAGCCGTTTTGTCGGTAAATCTCGTTGTCATACTCCGTAGCGGTCACACCTGCATCTTCAAAGAGCTTTTTTAACTCTGATTCTGTCCTGTCGCAGTATTTTGCAACACTTGACAACACATCGGAGTGCAGAGTGCCAAGCTCCTGCATATGCTGGGCTTGCCATATACCTGTGTCGGTCATTATTCCTGTTTTTGCAATTCTGCGAGCAATGTCACGGACAATCTCCTCTTCAAGCTGTGAATATAGGTTGATGATATCATCGGCACAATGAGCAAGCTGTTCAGGGGTGAGCATTAAGAGCCACCGCCTTCATCAAAAAAACTTTGTACACCGCTTTCGGGTAACATTTCTGCCGCCTGTTTATCATCAACTCCATACCGCCATTTGAGGTAGTCGGTCTTTTTGCGGATACCGCTGTTGACCTCATTGAGCTGTATAGCCTGCTCTTTGTCCTTATCTTCAAGCACGCCGTCGCCCCAATTAAAGCTAACTTCGTACTCTCCGCTTGGAGCAAGATTACAGGCATCAGCCATAGCATTGCACGCATATATGTAGTCCTCAAGTACAGCCTCAAGCGAGTGCTGCATATCAGACACAGCTGTATAGCTACGCTGTTTTGATGCTTTGATTTCTTCCGCTGTCTTATCTACATTTTGTGGGTTTGACAATGTGCCGTAAGCAAGGGAGCAGTTAAACTCAATCTGTCTTTTTATTTCGTTTAGTCCATTTGAGTAGTTATCATCACGCAAAGTCGGGTTAAAAACTTCATAAAAAGACTTATCTTTGTTATCGTCTGCATCAATGTTAAATTTGCGAAACAATCTATCACGGGTTGACGGTGTTCCGAGCGTATCTTCGCCCGGTCGCTGTCGAAGGACTTCTTCGCCGGCATCAACTGCAAGCTCGCCGCCTTCAAACTCCCACAAATATCTGTCCCACTGCAAGTCAGCCTCATTAAGCAGCTTAATTGCTCGGCTGTAAACAGACACACCTAAGGGACTGCCACTTTCGATGTTATTAGCAAAAGGTACAGACCAAAAAGCAAATAAAGGACGGTCAACATCATTGATAACTATGTATGGGTCAATTCTCGACCACATATCGCTGTCAAGATTTTCAGGATTTATTTCCGCCCCGATGTTGTCGGGACTGGATGAAACAAAAAAGTGACTTTCGATTGTGTGTGATTTGTTTTCGTAGCTGTAAGTCTGCTTTTCAACTCTTGTGTAATAGTTCTTGCCTTTGACCTCTTGATTAAAAAACACGGCAGCGGTTATTATGCCGTTGCTGTAATTAAGAGGGATAAACTTGTCCTGCGTGATGCAATCGGGGAGGATTACACCATTACGAACATACGGTTTAAACATTATGCCGCCGACCGCACAACCTGCCTCAAGCCTTACTCTGAGCTGTTCAAGCAATCTTTCATACTGTTCTTGTAAATAATCCGCACGCTCTGAACCCGTTATTTCGCTCTCAAATTCAATCATAATTAACCGTGCAAATTCGGACGCTATCGTTGCACCGAGGTTAAGTGTCTTGTTGTGGCAATCTTTGCTCCAAGACGGCTCATCGGCATATATTTCAAGCCATACTTCCATAGCCTCTTCCATATTATCAAATTGATAATTGCTCGTAGCGTTTTCGGGGTCAAGTTTGTTTACAATACTCCTTAACCAACTTAAAAACACATATTTAGCACGCCTTTTCAACTGCTCACCTCCTTATTATTTGTATTTAAACTCACGCTTTAGGACTGTATAAGCAAAATAGCGTATATCGTCCATTGCGTGGTCATTTTCTTTTACCACTTTATCAACTTCGGCTTTTTCGTCCCAGCGGTACATGCCAAACTCTTCCTGAGATGCCTTGCACTTAACGCCGATTTTAATTCTGCCGTCATTGAGCATTTGGCTTGTAGTTCTGATGCCGTTGATAACATCGTTCTTAGCAGACTTGACATAAAACTTGCCGTGTCTTTTGATAGTAGCTTTAAAAGATGCGGCGGACGGGTCAATTATCACACGCTCTATGTATCGGTCACCTGCGAGCTTTTCAAGCTCTGCATAATGCTCTTCATCGGTGCGTTGGTAACCCTCTTTTCGGCTGTTGTAGTAGTATTCATCAACACGGATTGCCTCTTTGTCGGTTACACACCACAAACCCATAGAGCAAGGGTTAATAGTACCGTAGTCCATTGATATGTACCACCGTCCGACAAGCTCATCAGGGTTGCCGTCCCAAAGTTTTTCTTTTATGTGGTCATTGTAATCTTGGTAAACAAGACCCTCGGCGATAACCCATTCACCTAAAATAAAGCGGCGGTAAAAAGTACCTTGATATAGACTGTAATACCGTTGCTTAACTTTATCAGACAAGCTAAGGTTATCATCCATTAAAAACTTGAGCCTTAAAGCATGTTTGTCAGAAGCCTTTAAAACCCACTCACGGTAAAACCAGTGATTGGGATTATCGGGGTTGCAGTTGAACCAGAACCTTGCACCCTCAACAGAGCAACGGGCAAGACCCTGCTCAACGAAGGAACGAGGCATCAGAGCAACCTCATCAAAAAGAATTCCTGCGAGCGTAACACCCTGAATCAAGTCCTGCGAGCTTTCGTCTTTACCGCCGAAAATGTAAAAGGTATTAGATTTGCCGTTTTTGCTGATAGTCAGCAAATTTTCCGACCTCTTATCCTTGATATCGTAACGGTGTTTGAGCATATTGATAAGAGGCTTAATAACATTTCGTCTGCAAGAGCCTACGGTTTTACCACAAATAGCAAAGTTACAGTCAGCGAATGTTGCCATTGCCCAAAAAACAAAAGATATGCTCATGCTGACAGTTTTGCCCGAACGGACAGAGCCGTCTGCAATAACTGCATCGTATTTATCCTTTATGCCGTCAACTTTCCACCAGCTAAGTACTTTTAGCTGTTTTCTCGAAAAAGGCTTAAACTTCATCCTTAAAAGCCTCCTTGCCTGCACCTTCAAGTGCCTCAATCAATCCGTCATCAACGGTTGTTACTGTTTCAGGCTTAAAGTAATCTGCATACAGTTTGATAGCCTGCGTGTCGCCGTTCTGACATTTTTTAATCAGTGCCTGCCGAATTGCCGTCAGTTCATCATTTTCGTACTTTGCAATTAAAGCATTTAACTTTTTGCGAAATTCCCTTGATTTTACAACTCCATAGGATAGAGCAAGTGACTTTAAATCTTCAACAATATTAAATTCTTGCTTCGTGTTTGTTTCTTTGAGCAGTTGTTCAAGTTTTGACAGCTTATTCATTTTGCACCTTCTTTCCGTTTTTTGACATAAAAATAAACACCCGTTAAAAGGTGTTTAAAAGCATTTTAATGTATATAAAAAACAGCGGTTTGCGGTGTTAATTTAAATGTCAGCCATATGAACTAATTACTGGAGGGATTATCCATGGACGAACAAACCGCTGTTTTTTAACTTAGGTATGCTCCGCCATCCGCTAACTTGAGGTTATCGGTAGCTTTGCTGTATGTCAGCCGTGTCACATCAAGCAGAGACGAATCAATCCGCTGTCTGTTCGGGCATTTGTTCGGTAAACGAAACTGTAAGCTCAGTCGGCTCACCTGCAAGGGTAATTTTGACCGTTGCTTTCTTGTATCGTTTCTGTACTTTCACAATTTTATCTTTATTCTCAGCCAAAAATCCGCTGACAGTTTCGTAACCGTCACCAGTGAATTTAAGTACCGAGGGAGTTTTCAAAAGTTCGCTTAAAGTCAGAATAAATTCAGACTCTTTGTCGGTTAAAGGAATAGGACTTGTACCGCCGCCGAGTAATCTGATAATGTGTGGAATACCTTTGAATACATAATACTTTGACCACTCATAGTCCATACGGATAAATACATAGCCGTCAAAAAGTATATGCGGTTGGGTTGTCCACCTGCCTTTTGAGCGGATCAGTTTGTTTTCGACCGGCACAATAGCATCATAACCACGATATCGGAGCTGTTCCGCAACAGCGTGTTCTTGTCCTGTGTTTACATAAAGCACATACCACTTGATGTTCATCATCCTTGCTCCTTTGCTTTGAGCTTGTTGATTTCGTCCATAAGCTTGTTGTACAAGCGAGGATTGTTTTTCTTGATAGTGTCGTACAGCAAGCTCTGATTGGCTTCAAGAGCAATCTGCTTGTCTGACTTAACGGCGGTATCTGATTTTTTCTTGTAGGCAACTGCTCTGCAAAGTGCTGTAGCCTGTCGCAACAGCTTTTCAGGGGATATGCATTCAAGGTCAGTTTCTCCGAGCTGGGATACTGCGTCAAACACTTTCTGCGAAGCCATTCGCAAAATAGCTTCTGCCGGGTCTAACTCGGGATAGCGTTCCGTTTCAGTCAGAATCATTCGGAAATTTTCCTGTGCGATTCGTAGCTGTTGAGCGTTCGCCAAAAACCTCTGTGCATATCTGCTGACTGCTGCCTGTGACAGCTGTTCGCCGTTATCAGCAAGGTATGACACAATTTCACGATAGGTCTGTCCGCTGACAAGCATCTGATCTACGGTGTCCTTGAGGTCAGGAGGCAATTTGTCGATTTTTCCGCAAGCTCTGCGGTTGTTTCTGCCCATAGCTAAACCTCAATCGAGTTATCGGTAACAGAACCTTCGAGGAGCTTAATGCCCTTTGATGAGAGTTTTGCCTCAAGTTCTTCATACGGAACATCTGCGATGTCGGCAGGTTCTTTTGTTTTGATATGACGGAGCAAAATGTATTCCGACAAAAAGAGGTAATTAACCGATGACAAAAAGTCATGCTCCGAAACATTCCCGATTGCGTACTTAACATCGGACAGTTTTTCATAATTCACATGAAGTATGTTAATAGTTCTCAAAATCTGTCCGTTGTTCTGAACAAAGTTTCTTGCCTTGATTTTCTGCATATATGCCTCAGCATCGTTAGTCATTATTATTACCTCCTCTTAAAAGCTCCAAAATGAGCTTGTTTTGTGTCTTTATTTCGTCCTTAACTTCGTTGATAGAGTTGTAGTAATCTTTTTTGGTCAAACAGTTTTCCTTTATTTGCTCAACATCAGTTTGCAACTTACCGATAGATTTGTTGACATCGGTTTTAATATCTTTTAATTCATCTTTCGTAACATATGACAGCTGAATTTCTTTGATTTCCTTGTCGTGTCTATCCGCTTCGTTAATTGTCCTTTTAAGAAAAAAACTGATAATAGCAATAGCTCCCGAAATGATAAGACCGAAGAGCCACCAAGTGTCTGACGCAAAGTTCATAAAAACTACTCCAAAAAAATAAGGTATCATTAAGTCTGTAACTTAATAATACCTTATAAAACCGTACTCCCGTAGAGGAAGAATATCCTATTTTTTCTTCATTGTTATATATCATCAAAAATACTTAACTGACCGTCAAGATTACCGTTTGAGCATATGATTCTCACATACCTTTCAGACAAATCATACTCTCTTGCGAGCTGACTGCTGTTGTATCCATTGTACTTCGCCTTGATTTCAGCATTGCGTTCAAGTTTTTGCAGCTCGCTGTATTTTTGTATGTATATCGTGTCACCGCCAAATGATTTACAGAGTTTAATGTAACTTTCAATGCCTATTGTTTCGGCGATGTTCCTTTGCGTACCTACCAAATCATCAAGATTTATTTTCACCAGCCTTCCTCCTTTGAGCACTGTCAATGTACTTTTTAAGTTTTTCAATCAAGGTTATGCCCTGATTATATGTCAGCCACCTAAAAGGCTGCTTTGATGTACAGTCAATTTTTAACTCTTTCTTTATAATACCGCAGAGTCTGTCGCCGAGTTTAGCTGTGGTAGGCTCGGTATCGTATTTTTCAAGCTGGTACATCAACTGCCACACTTTGCGTTTCTGACCGTCTGACATTTTTCCTCTGCCGCTTTCCTCGTATCTTTTCTTCTTATACGGTTTCGGCGGCTCTGTGAGGCTCTGCAATTTCAGCCTTTCGGCAAGTTCTGCGACAACTGTTCGGTATTCGTTTTCATCAAGAGTGCGTATGCTCTCCTTTTGAGTAAGACGATAAACAATCGTGTGCAGCATATCGTTTTTGTTGCCCGATTCCAAAACACCGAGCCGTGCAGCCATTGCGTATATTCTTTGTGTCTGCTGTGGCTTTAACAAATCAATCACCTCAGCTTAAAGATATCTTTGTGCTGTCCTCAACCACAAAACTGCTCTGTATCTTCATTAGGATATCGTCAATATGGCTTTCATCCATTCCGTTAACGGTGAGCAGGTTTTTGAAGTCCTGCCATACAGCCGCCTCTGAAATGAGGTAGGCATACTCTTTTGCATCGTCCTCCGAAAGGTTTGTGAACTTTAAAATGTTGTTTACATCCTTATCGTAGTTAATGCCCTTGCATTTCTTGACAAGCTGTTTGCGTTCGTCATCAGATACACCGTTCATCTGTTCAATAACTTCTTTGACGGTGCATCTTACAAAATTGCCCTTCCACAAACCGATGAGCATTCTTTTTGCCGGAGCAGAGAGGGAATATTCTGTCTTTTCCGTAACTGCATCTTTGTATGCTTTGCCAAAAATTGAGAGCAAAAATGAGTTGTATGTAATTTTGAGAGATTCCGAAGTTACCGCTGTAAGCTCTGATTCTGTGCCTGCGTAATGGACACTTTTATATTTGGTGTTTTCAAGGTCTTCCGAGCACTGCATGATAATCTCTGCTTCGAGCTTGTCCTTGCGTGCTTTGAGTTTGCTCATATCTGCTTTAATGCCTGCAAGCTCATCAATCTGCTTTTTTAAATCAGTCATTTGTTTTATCCACCTTTGCAAGTAATTTTTCGGCACATTTGCGGCAGATGATAACATTATCTGCAATGATTACATTTTCAACTGTACCGCAAAAGCGACAACAGGGAGCAGACGGTTTAATTGTAACAGTGCCGTCTGTACTTGTTTCGATGTCAACAGCATTGCCCGGAAACAATCCTGCTTCGCCTCTTATCTGCTTTGGCAGAGTAATAGAGCCGTTTTTACAAATTCTCTTTGATGTTTTCATAATTGACCTCCTGTTCAATATATATTGCTTAATATTGCCTATCCTCACTCTGCATTTACACGGACTTGTGACCGTTCCCAACAGGGAGTTGCATTAAGGCGAGCGGATTATATCCGCTCAAAAGCAGCTTGTATTGCTCTGACAAAGCCGTATAACATTGCCTTAGCATATTGTTTGTCAGTATCTTTCTCTATATTTTGTATAGTTTCAATCGTTAATGTACCTAACCTTCCAAGTCTGTCAATCGCACTGCCTGTTATAATGGTTTCAATCGTCTCGTCTGAAGATTCTACTGACATTATCACAACATTTTTTTGCTTAATAGCTGCTTTAGCTTTTTTCGCTAACAAATCAACCATTGTTAAGCCTGCCTGCTCACCGATTTCCTCTCCAAAACGAATATTGTAGTTATCCATTGTTATCCCTCCGAAATTTAATAAAATTCAATGCTTTTGTTATTAGCAATAAAATGTTTTTTCATTTTCTCAAAGTTTGTCCAGTATGAACAATACTCATTGTAACTAAACTTATCTTTAAGTTCCTGCTTAGCTTTCTTGCTACGAACTCCGTAAAGTTTGTAATCCTTTTCGGTGACAACTGACCGCTTTTTACAGCAATAAAATCTTCTGCGGATTTCACAATCCTCTGCAAGCCATTTACCACGAAATTCATCGTTTACATAAACAAGAATAGCATTTTGGAATCGTGATTTTTGAGTGAGGTTCAGAGATACTTTGTATCCGTCAATTTTAAGATTAACCGGCGGAGCAAATACAGATGTAAGTGCTATGTCAACCTTTTTCCATTCTTCTTTTGTCATTATTGCCCCTCCTTTTACTCTTTTTAATTTTTCGGCTTTCGCCACGGAGCATCCAACCAACCCATACAAGCAGGAGCACCATAGGCACAAAGCAAATTTCTCCGCCTGCTGTAAAGCTCCTTGCACCCACTTGACCGAATGCGGCAGTCATTACTACTCCCGTGCTGAACCCTGCTGAGAGCAGTAACACAATTTTTCTTAACGACATTTTAAATCCCTCCAAATATTGTTTAAAACACTTTAAAACACCTTGATACGCATAGCTTTTGCCATTGCTATTAAGCCCTCATAGGTGATGTTTCCGTTGTCAACGGCATTTCCAAAAACATTGCTTGCTCCTCTGATGCCCTGTTCAGACCTTGCAATGCCAAGTAAAAAACTTACTGCTCGTTCATCGGACTTAACGGCAGGAAACAACAGCTCAATGTCGCTGTTTTTAATTGCTGATGTATGCCTTACTTCGGTAAGTTTTGTACGGTTACGAATCTGGGCGAACGCTTCTTTGCTTTTGCCGGTATTTGTAACGGTTTCAATGTTTCCGACAAGGCAAATGCCAAGCTGTGGGTTGCTATCAAAAAAAGCTCTGATAGCCTCAATGGTTTTAATCGGCAGATGCTGTGCCTCATCAATGATGAGTACCTTGCGTTCACCTTCAAAGCTATCTGCAAGTCTTAACCACATTTCATCTTTGCGACCTGTTGCGGTGATTTTCTGTGTTCTGCAAAGCAGTTTTAAAAATGCACTTAAAGTTACTAAACAGGGGTTTACGGACACATAAATTGCTGTTGCAGGATAATCTTCAGCATACTTTTTGCACGCCATTGTTTTACCGATGCCTGCATCGCCACACTCAATTGCAAGACCGCCCTTAAGGTGACACAAGCGGATTGTTTCATAAACTTCTGAGCTTATGCTTGTAGGCTTGTAGCTGTTAAGCACTTGAGCTGATTTCAGATTTTCTGCAGCGGCTTTGGTTTCAAATGTTTCAGTTAAAAACTTTTCAAAATCACTTAAATTACCGTTATAGCGGTCATTAAGATAGGTTGACAAGGTTGCCGCTGATTTACCGAGAGCCCTTGCGGCTTTGGTTTGTGAGCCGCACTCTTCGATAAAGTTCCTTAATTTTTTCTGTAATTCAGGATTGGCTGACATTACCGACATTTATTATTCCTCCTTTTGTCGCTGTTCAAGATTTCTTATCATTTTTGCTTTGTCTATTGTAACGATGTTTGACTGACCAACCGCCATAGGCAACTGCTCTGCCGTTTCATCGGCACGGTGTACTGATATAACCTTCGGATTGATTTCCTCGGCATTTGCTTTGTTTTCCTCAGCGGTTGCAAGCACAAGATTGAGTGCTGTTTCTTTGCCAAATGCTGTAATCTGACTTGCCTTGAGTTCCTGTTTGGTGAGCTTTTCAAGGCTCTTAACTTTACGGAGTGCCTGAGCAACTGCATCTTTAGATGCTCCGTAGGCAAGAACTGCTTCATTGTCTGTTGGAGCGGTCATTATGTAGTTATCATCAAGGTCATATATTCTGACTTTGGATATATCCTCAGGATCATATCGGCAGTAAACCGATTCGCCGAAATGATTTAGAATAAGGTCATCGTTGTAGTAGTCGATTTTTTCTCCTGCTACAGAAAGATGTACTCCACGCCTGCCGACTTTCTGACTTCTTGTGCTCCTCATTAACATTAAGTTAAGGTCAAGTTCTGCGGCGACTCGTTTTTCTTTAAGTTGTTCTCTGTAAACCTGCATTCGGCTTTTACCGCTGTCTGAGCTTACCGCTCCGCTATATGGTTTTTCATTCATATAGTAGGTTAAAATGTCCTCAACTGCCTGAGTGAATTCATAATCCGTGGGTATGTTGTCGGTGACCTTGATTACCTTTTTAAGTCTTTCCGGTCGTTCGACTACATTACCGCCTGTATAAGTCGGAAACAGTCTTGAAAGTCGGTCTTTAACATCTCGAAATCGTCTTTCAATGATCTTTGCCTTCGCATTTCGTACGATAGCATTTGTCATTTTAATGCCCAGCCGTTCAAAAACAGGCGGCGGAGCAAATTTATCTTTTGTACTCTTCTTTTGCCTGTGACCTAAACCACCTACGTCGAAGGTAAGAAACTCACGACCATTATCAACATAAATGTTCTGCGGTATGCCGTATTTCATAATTCCTTTACGAAGTGCTATGAGTGTTGCCTGTGATGACGGTGCGTCTGTTACATAACACCCGGTGAATATTCCGCTGCGAGCGTCAAAAAATGCTGTGAGATAAAGCCTGTGCAGGTTACCTTTTTCACCTTTTGTCTGTACGTCAAAAGTATGATTGTCGGCAATCCACCATTCATTACTTACCATATCTTCATAGGTACGTCTGATATACGGTGCACACCTGTCTCTAAATGCCTTCATACCCTCACGCCCCATTATTTCAACGGGTTTAGGTATTGCCGTTTGTACTTTCCTGTAAAACGATGCGTAAGCAGGGAGTGGTAATAGCTGTGGAGCTTCTCTTTTAATCCACATTTCTGTGTATTCGTAGCACGCTTGGATAGGGTGTTGTGCTTCGTCAAGATAAAAACTTAAAAAGCATTGCCACACTTCTTCAGGTATCGAAGATGTACCTTTTTTCCAGTTGCCTCGATTGTCAAGCAGTCCTGCAAGGTCATCGGCTTTTAAAGCCTTTTTCTTTCGGTACAAAATGCCCTTTGATATGTTAAGATCGGGGTTAGCAACCTTTTGTAGTTGCACAAATTTTTCGGTTGCAGGTACTTTTTGTAGCTTTGATGTTGCACAATACTCATCCCAAGCGTTAAGTATTCTTATCCACTCGGCAATCTCTTCACGCTGTACCGCCGAAAATTCATCAAATTCCTTGTGGGGTCGCTCCGTCTTGCGTTCGGGGAGCAAATCCTCAGGAATTGCTATTGCGTGCGATTTGTAGTATTTGAGTTGTTCGGAGTGGGATAGTTCGTTTAACGGTATTAAATACTTTTTGCGGTTGTTTTGATTAAAAGATACTTCACTTTTAAGCGAACCATCCAAAACAATCCTTTTAATATATTGAGTAGAACATCCTTTTAACTCTGCAACTTCCTTAACATTAAGATAAATCAAAAAATCACATCCTTTTGACCTGCCATCATCAGAGCAGGGAGGTCATTTCCTGCTGACCGCCTTGCGGCGGTTTCGGCTTAAAAATCAAACATTATTGATATTGATTCACCATAAGTTGAATAATAGTCTGTTTCTACTGCTTTAATCTGAGATTCATTAAGCTGTCTTAAATCGTCAAAATTTATTCCGTATTTTCTGAGTATTTTTTCAAGTTTTTCGGTTTTAGTTAAATTTTTCCTTTCAAATAAATCTAATCTTTCCATAAGTCCTCCTTGATGTGACATTCCTTATTTGTGTAGTGCGTACATTCTTCAACTGTGCAATCTCGTGGCTGTCCCGTATCAAGAATGTAGTAACAAATCCAATAGCCTTTGTAGCTGTTACTGTTTAGTGGTCTGCGGTGTCCGCACCCTTTACAGCGAGGGTTCACTTTATTACACAAAATGCTCTCTCCATAAATTCTTTGGCAGCGGCATTTCTGCTTGCAAAGTAACTGCCGCTGTAAGGATCTCCGTCGCTGTCCAGCCACCACACAACCCACGGTTCAACTGCATTTGGATTGTGAGCCATTACAACACGATTGTTTATGTTTCCGATTATTTCATACCTGTTAATTGTTTTGCCTATCATTATTAAGCCCCCTTACAAAGTTCATCGAGTGATACTTCAAGTGCCTTTGCAATTTCAAAACCGACTAATACAGATGGGTTTCTTATGCCTTTTTCAATTTGATTTATCATTGCAGGAGTTACGCTCGCCGCATGAGCAAGCTCTACCTGTGTCAGATTTACTTTTTCTCTGACTTTTTTTACATTTGCTCCAAAATTCATGGTGTACCTCCTTGTTTTATAAAATTAACTGTGTTAAAATTAACTTGCTTAATTAACACAGTTATATTGTACTTTACATTTGTAATGTAGTCAAGAAAAATTACTTTACAAATGTAAAGTTTGGAGAGGTGTACAAATGTTTAGTGATATTTTTAAGCAACTTATACAAGATAGCGGTTTGACAGTTTACCAAATTTCTAAAGATACTGGGATTAGCGAATCTCTTATGAGTCATTGGAAGAGTGGTAGACAATTACCCAAGTATGATAGTTTAAATACACTTGCAGATTATTTTAATGTTTCCGGTGACTTTTTATTAGGACGCACAGGTAATAGAAACACAAATTTAAAAAATGACAAGCACCATGATTCAAATTCTCAATCACATAAGACAATAATTTTGCCGTATTACAGGACACCTGCATCAGCTGGCTCAGGCTCTTGGCTTTCAGATGATATGCCTATTGAATATACCAATGTTCCAAAGACTGAGGAAACACTTTCTGCCGATTTTTTGCTTGAAGTACGAGGGGACAGTATGCAACCAAAATTCTTAGATGGCGACCGTGTCCTTGTTCAAAATTCCGAAAGCATATATGAAGAGGAAATAGGAGTTTTCGTTCTTAATGGCGAATCTTACATAAAAAAGATGGGCAGAAATGAACTTATTTCGCTTAATTCTGCATATAAACCTATACAATTACACGAATTTGATGAGATTCGGTGCGTAGGCAAGGTGCTGGGTAAGGTGGATTTGTAATAATTTTCATTATCGTGCATAATAATTCAAATTCAGATTAAAAATAGTTTTCCACATTAGAAAACCCGAAATGTTAAAAAATATAGATTTTATCGGAATAGCAACAAGGTTGCCTTTGAGCACTTGATTTGTTGCCTTTGATTTGTTGCCTTGAAAGTCTGTGATGTACCCTAAAAATTGAATAAAAAGCCGATTTAAAGCCCTTTTAAACGCTTTTAAAAGGTTATTTTTAAAAAATTAAAGCCGAGCAGATTCACAAATTTTTCGTGATTTGCTCGGCTTTTTTGTTTTCGCACTAAATAAAAAAACAAGCTGTTTTTTCAAAGTGTAATTTCTTTTTACACCTAAAAAACGGCTTGTTTTCTACATTTTCAGATTTTTAACTTTTTTTAACGGCTTTTTACGGTTTTTCCTATTCTCTCCGAAAACTTACAATTGTACCTTCTTTAAGCATTTTATAGGTCAATGTTCTGCCTGTATGGAGAATACTCATAAGATCAACCGTAGTCAGCACATCACTGTAATTGTCGAGAATACCTTTCTTTTCGCTTTCGCTCATAAATTCACCTCCAATCTATAAAATATTTTCATCAAACCAATAAGCCTGAAAGATTTTTCCGCTGTTTGTCAAAAATCGTCCCTGTGAAGATTTTGCAATTTTATCTGAGGCATCCGTATTGTCAAGAATAATCTGCGATAACACATTATCCGCCCTACCGCATATTCTCGTATCAATGTTATTCCGTATCTGACCGTTGAGGATTGCGGCATCAGGTCTTTGTGTTGCAAGAACAAGGTGAATTCCAAAGGCTCTGCCCTGCCTTGCTATTATTGAAAGTTCGGATTCGATTTTCAAAATTTCATCCTTCTGTTGCTTTGAAAGACCTGTTTTGTCAAGCACTTCGGCAATCTCATCACACGCAAATACAATTCTGTAAAGTTTTTTCTCGGCATTACGATTGTATTCGTCAATATTTGCGACACCTGCCATGCGAAGAATTTGTTTTCTGTTTTGCAATTCATCGGTTATGCTGACAAGCACCTTATACAAGGTTTTTTCATCAGTCAGCAAAGAGCATTTTGTATGCCATATCGGCGGAAAGTCTACACCGCCTTTGAAATCGGCAATATAGACTTTTGCATCCTTTTTGACGCATTGCATCAAAACAAGCTTGAGTAAAACGCTCTTGCCCGAACCTGTTGAACCACCGATAAGCATATGCGGAATTTTGGCAATGTTTACACTCACCCGTCCCGAATAACCTTCACCAAGCACAATTTCAAAATTCTCATCGCTCAGCAAATTTTCCGACCATTCGATATAATCCGAAAGCCTGTTTTCACCGTCAACACATCTGATAATCACGATACGGCAATCATCGCCCTCACGCATCTCATCAATATGTATATTGAGTGCAGATTCTATTCTGTCTTGATTATCAGTCCATTCTGACAGAGGAATACCAAAGGTTTTGAATTTGAGAATCATAACCCTGTCATTGCTTTTATCAACTGATTTTGACAAAAGCAACGGTGCTTCTCCTGCGGAATTTACAAATCCTATTCTGTGCAGATTGTTGCTGACACCGATTGAGCCAAACGGCATACCGATTAAAAAAGTCAGGGCAAATGTTACTGACGGAATCAAAATAAGCACCAGCACAGAAGTCATAAATTTCTGCAAATTTTGAAAATAACCGTAAGGCTGCCAGATTGAATAACGACATTCCCAGAAAATCAAACAAAATGCAAGATAGATAATTGCAATAACTCTGCCCGAATTTTTGCCGAAAATTCTTTTCAATCCGTTTGAGAAATATATGCCGAGGATACGCATATTCCACCGATTATGAAGACTTGATTTGTCATTGTTATCAATCATCCGCTTTAACCTCTTTCACCTTGTTGATTTCAGTAACCGTGTAGGTGTTGATATCGGTATATTCCACAAGAAAGTTTATTCTTCGCAGAAAGGCTTTCCATGTTTCAGGCTTATAATGCTGAACCTCACTGTATTGCTCACTGAGAGAAATATTTGAGGTGATATACACCGTGTCATAGCAAGCGACCTTGTCATTAAATCTTGCAGGCAGCATAAGAGGATAAATGTCAAGATAATTCAGCATATCTTCTATCTGAATCTGCGATGCAAATTCTTCAAAGACAAGTACAGATTGTCCGTGATAGCTGTCAAAATTTATTCCTGTGTTACGGCGATACGCAGTAA